CCAGGGCATCCTGAATCTTGATCCGACCAAAGCCGACATTGGTCAGAACGCTTTGCTCGCCCATCTGTTTACATATATCCATGGCATCGTCAACGGAATCGACCGTCCGGCTTGTATTCCAGATCCCGCCGAAGTCCAGCTTCAACTTCTTCGTCTGATAATTGGGATGCTCGCCCAACTGAATCACAGCAACATTGGATGTCCTATAAACAGTCCGCCATTGCCAACTAACGCGCGACATAATATCTCCTTAAAAAAGAAAGGGCCGGGGGGTCAGATCCCCGGCCATGAAGATTCGTTTGATCAGAAGTTCAGGACATCGAGGCAGACAAGCAGCGCCTCGGTGTCGAGATCTTTGATCAATTCCAATTTTACCCCTAGCGCTTCCTCGAAGTCAGCCCGCTTGTGACCCTCTTTCGCAAGCTCTCTGATCCGCCCCTGGACCTCGGCGACCCTGGCCAATCTCTCGGCCTCGGCTTTCGATTCCTTCTCCTGGCGCAGAGTCTCCTGCGTGAGCGTTTCGCCTCTCTCATTTTTTTCAGCAGGCATCTCATGGGTGTGTTCCATCTCGATGATGTTGGGATCTGTCTGTCGATCAGAGATCTTGATGATCGCCTGATCAACAGCAAGGGCTCTGCCGATCTCTGTCGATTTGGGAGCACGCTTGCAAAGATCCTTGAGCACAGTCTTGAGAGACATTGCATCGAAGTGTTCAATCCATGGACCATCGCCCGCCTTGAAAGCCCGGCTGAATTTTCTAGCATGTTCGACAACTTCCTCGCGTGTCCAGATCTTATAATCAAAGCCGCCGTAGATTGTTTTGTAATAGGCATAGTAATCTGTGGGGCTCAGCCCTGCCTTGAGCGATCTTTGTTTCACATGCTTGAAGTATGTCTGTGATCCTTTCTCATGTTTGAGTTCATCGCCTGCATACACCTTGTCGCAGACGATCTCTGAGTACATCCTTGTGTTGGTCATGAGCTTCGGCCAGCCCATGTACCCGATCTGAAAAGTTGCCTCGCCGGCATAGGGAATGATCCATGATTCATTCATCGCCCCTGTTCCAATGTCCAGACCCATCTGCGCGGCGGTAAAGAGAGCGCCGAGAAATGAATCGACATTACAACTGAGAAGCTTCTGGTTCTTCCGCAACGTATTCAAAGCCAGGAAGCGCATCCGATCTGTCGTCTGGAGATGGCTCGGCATACAGTATCGAATATTCTCCGAGAGCGACATGATGATCTCGGTGATCTCTCTCTCCCGTTCCTGCATCCAATTGAATTGGTGCTGGCTCTGATGATGCGATCTTTCCTGCCCCTGATTTTTTTGCTGCTGGCTTACGATTATTTTTCCCACGAGATCTTTCCTCTTTGATGATGTCGAATTCAGGCTTGCGTCTTACGCCGATCTGGGCGAGCTGTTCGGCCTTGGCTCTGAGATCAGGATCATCTGATTCAAGAGCCTTGGTGATGGCCGTCTTCGACCATTCGTATTTGATCCGAACGAAGTCGCCGTACATGATCTTGTGCTTCGGCAGGCATTCCATGTCCTCTTTGATCTCGCAGTATTCATCTGATCTCAGCCTGACCAGATACTCCTGGCCGGTGAACATCTCAAAGCCATTTGTTTCCATCGCCCATTGGAGATGTCTCATAAAGCCATCTAGGTTTGACTTGGCGGATTTTTTTGCTTCGGTAAATCGTTTGACGAGATCGGAGAAGTGTTCGAGCTGGAGGGTAAGCTTGTCGTGGATGTACTTGTAGGAATCTACCTTTAATTTTCCAGCCTCCATGAGGGCATCTTGTTCATCCCAATTGATGTTGTCGATGCAATCATCGGCTTCTTTGAGAGCCCTGAGAAGCTTATGCAGGGGCTTCTCAGACGCGAGTTCCAGAGAACTCATGATCATGTCTCCTTTCCTAAGATGGATTGACAGGGCCGAAGGAAGGCCCCTTTAAAACGATGTCGGATCATATCAATAATATTAAGAGAGGGAAAGATGAAACACATGCCCAGAAAGGGTTTGGAGAAAAATCAGGATGATGATCTGAAAATAAAATCGGGACCAGATCGCAATGATCTGATCCCTGAATCGGCTAAGTCTTACAGAGAGATCTCATTATAACAGACAGGGCTGTCCGATTGGATGCCCTGTCCTTCTGATCAATGATCTGCCTTCTCCGATTCGTAACATCGCTTGCAGAGGTTGCAATGATCACAGGTAAGAGAGATCTGGCCACACCCGGAACATTTACCCCTGGTCATCCCCTGCTTTTCAGGGGTCCAATAAAGGGCGCAATGGAGACAGTATTCTCCGATCGACCATTTCATCTTTGCCCCCTTCAATCGTTGATCACATGGAGGAGTTCTGTTCCATCGACATCATAGATGATCGCAGCCACATCTCCTGAGGGTGTCTTGACAACCCTACACATGGTTGACAGGACCTTCTTTCCATCGGGGAGATCGAGCCCCAGCAGGGCTGGATAGGTATTCATTCTGTGATCAGATGCCTCGATGATATAAAACGTCTTGTCCTCTGAGAGATCATTTTCCTGGAGGCGAATGCTCCAGACATAAGTTGGAAAATTCGTCATGGGTTTTCCTAAAATGTTGAGAGAGAGAAGGGGGGAATAGTGGGTTCCCCCCTTCGTTATGGAGTCGCCCTACCCGATGCGTTCCACCTGGAACCCATGATGGGCAAGCCATGTCAAGGCTTTGTGCGTATCGAAGTCCCAATTCATTTCAAAGCCATCAAGCTCGAATGCCTTTCGGTAGATGTCTTTGGGCGGGAACTTCGCCCCGTCGATGATCACAGCCCATGCCTTGAACGACATCGGGGTTTTCGCCAAAGCCTTCGCGGCTTTCTTGATCAGATCGGGACCACAGGCAAGCTCGTCATCATCGAGCGCCCTGACTCCATACCCTCGCTCTTCTTTGGGTTTCTCTGCCTTCTCTGCCTTGGGTTGGTTTGCAGGATCGGCAGGATCATTTAGTTTCTGTTCGATGGTTTCCATGAGATAGCCTTTCGGATTTTTCATGTCGTCCACCAATTGAGCGACCTGGGCAAGCAGGGCTTTGAGAGCCATGAGCTTGTTCGGGTCGATCGTCTCTTGCAACATGATCTCGGCGGCAAGAGATGTCTCTTCTTTCGCCTCGGCTGGTTTCTTGACAGCCTTGGTCTTCTTGGCAACAGACGCTTGAGCAGAAACTTTCGATACAGTTTTCTTCTTGGACATGGGCGTTCTCCTTTGAACATGAGTCCAGTTAAATAAACGGGATCGAGATGATCCCGAGTTCGGGTAATTTCAGCAACCTTTCTGATCTTCGATGAATTGAGAGACGATCTTGATCCATGCCTTCGCATCGGTCAGGGGGTCGCCCGAGAACTCGAAGTCACAGACATCGGCGTCGATCTCTTGATCATCTTTCATGAGACAGATCGGGAGGCCATCGGCTTCATCAAAGAAGGGGGTTGCAAGTATTTCGATTCCATCTTGGATCTGGCATCGAACAAGGTTTTCCTCTCCAAAGAGTTCAACCCTTGACATCCATTGGGGGCGGTTCTTGTTGATCTCAGGGATCACACAGAACTTCATGTAATTCGTAACAAAATTGTGTTTCACGTTGATCATATCTTTGGCTCCAATCACATGGGGGCTCTGTGTTTCATCTCGCCCGCCTTACAATAACCTTATCGGGCAAAATCAGAAAACCTTTAGTAAAATCGGTCACTTACCGAATATGATTGGTAAAATCCCGGACCTTTCTACATACTCATTTCAAACCCCTAATAAAATCGGAGGCTTAAAAAGCCCATGGAAATCGTTCATAAGAACTTGGAGAGCCTTACCCCTTATGAGAACAATCCGAGAATCAATGATCATGCAATTGATCAGATGATTCAGATCTTGACCGAGTTCGGTTTCAAGATCCCGATGTTGATCAGAGGCAATGGCGAGATCGTCGATGGTCATTTGCGATTCAAGGCGGCGAGCAAGATGGGCATGACTTCCGTGCCGACCATCGCCGTTGATGATTGGAGCGAGGCACAGATCAAAGCCGCCCGCCTCGTGATCAATAAATCCGTTTCATGGGCAGAGTGGGATAACCAAAAGTTGAAAGATGAATTCGCTGCGCTCTCGGCATTGAACTTCGATCTCGACTTTACAGGGTTCAACAAGTCCGAACGCGAGCTGATCGTCAACGGCTGGCAGTCAGACATGGACCAGCTCAACAAGATCAAAGAAAATGAAGATGGCATACCCGCGAAGCTTACCCTCTCTGTGCCTCAGGACATGAAGGCAGAGATCAAAGAATGGCTCGAAAGCATGATAGAGGAAAGCGAGTATGCAGACGACATCAAGCTTTCCTAAGCTGAACCTTCTCTGCGCGTACCCTTATTTCAAGCAGCCTGTGATCGACATCATGAAGACGAAGACCTTTCAGGATAATGTCAACATGCTCGTCGACTCGGGCGCGTTCACGGCATGGAAGGCCGGCAAGCCGATTCGTCTCAAGGACTATCTGCGCTTTCTCGATTCATTGCCTTATCAGCCATTCGGTTACTTCATGCTTGATGTGATCGGACAGCCTGAGCAGACGCGGGCGAATTATACTGCGATGTACGATCACGGCTATCGACCTATCCCGATCTTTACTCGAGGAGAAGAGTTCGATGAGCTGGAAAATTATTATGCCACCACTGACTATGTTGGGATCGGGGGCCTCGTCAAGACCCCTGGCGCTCAGGGCTTCGTCAAGCGGATCATGCAGAAAGTGAACGGGCGCAAGGTTCATCTGCTGGGGTTCGGCAATCAATTGATGATCAAGGCCACCCGACCATACTCGGTCGATGCCTCGACCTGGGTTTCAGCTCTGACCTACGCCCGCATCTCTCTCTATGTCGGATCGGGGAAGTGGATGGCCCTGACCAAAAAAAATTTTCTCGACAAACCAAAGCCGGAAGTTCTTGCAGCTCTCGCCCGCTATGACGTAGATTACCTCGAACTTGCGCAACAGAAAAACTGGCGAAACAGCGGCAAAGGCGATGTGGCTATCGAGCATCTGACCTTTCGATCATTCGTTCGCTATGCAATCGACATGGAGCAGGTCATCGGCACGAAATATTTTCTGGCCGTGGCTTCCGATTGGCAGGCACGTCTGGCGCTTGACGCTTATCTGTGGGCGAAACAAAAGTACGGGAGTAATCAGCAATGAAGAGATTGGTTCTGCTTTCCGGCGGCATGGATTCATCGACGGTCCTTGGCTATGTGCGTTCTCTCTCTTTGAAAGGGGACGAGCTCGCGGCTCTCTCATTTGAGTATGGCAGCAAGCATAATGAATCGGAGTGGGCGGCGGCCCAGAAGATCGCTGACTTCTACGGGGTGGAGCTTGATCGGGTGCATCTTGATTTCATCGCGCGCCTGTTCAAATCAGATCTGCTGGCCTCCGGAGCGGAAGTTCCCGAGGGCCATTACGCCGATGACTCGATGAAGAAAACCGTGGTCCCGTTTCGCAATGGGATCATGCTGGCTGTGGCTGCCGGTTACGCAGAAAGCAATGGCTTCCATGAGATCTATCTGGCTAACCATGCAGGCGATCACACGATCTACCCTGACTGCCGGCCTGAGTTCACAGAGGCGATGCACATGGCTGTCAAGCATGGGACCTGGGCGGGGATTGAATTCGTTGCGCCCTTCACCCATCTGAGCAAGGCCACCATCTGCAAGTTCGGTGTCTCTCTCGGGGTCCCTCTCGATCTCACATGGTCATGTTATAAAGGCGGATCTGTTCACTGTGGGGTGTGCGGTACCTGTCACGAGCGCCGTGAGGCTTTCCTTCTCGCGGGCGTCGATGATCCAACCGAGTATCTTGAGATGCCTCCATTGCCAGCCGTGGGGGCCTGATCATCATGTCCGGCCAGAGACTTGTGATCATCAGTTGCGGCGCCACCAAGCGGGCAATCCGTTCGCCTGCGGGCCAGCTCTATATCGGGTCCTATTTCAGAGCCAATCTTGCATGGGCGCTGTCCGTCGTGAGGCCGGATCAGGTCATCATCCTGTCGGCTGCGCATGGCTTCCTCAGACTCCATGACCAGATCGACCCTTACGATCTCAGGATGGGAGATGAGAACTCCATCGGCATAGGCATTCTGAAAGAGCAGGCCGAGAGCATGGGGCTTCTCAATCGAGACACGGTTGCGATCTGTGGGCAGGACTATCTCGACAAACTTCTCTGCGTGATCCCCGATGTCAAGCTCCCATGTCGGGGGCTGACTCTTGGTTGGTCTGTTGGATTACTCAAACGAAACAGGGGGCGGTGGCCTTGAAAATTTCAATCATGAGAACTCTTGAGTTTGATGCTGCTCATCGGGTGATGCACCATGAGAGCAAATGCGCGAACATGCACGGACACAGATACAAGGTCGAGATCCATGCGCGGGCTGATGCGCTCGATCCTCTCGGGCGGGTGATCGACTTCTCGGCGATCAAGGCTCGGGTGGGTGGATGGATCGACACGCATTGGGATCATACAACGATCCTCAACGAGAACGATCCATCGGTGAGGGCCTGGCAGGATGATCTGATCCCCGCCAACAAGCCCATCTACCTGATGCCCGAGAACCCGACCGCCGAGAACATGGCGAAGTATCTGCTCGATCGCTGCAAGGATGAACTCATGCTCGGCACATCCATCGAGGTCTGGAAAGTCGTTGTATGGGAAACGCCGAACTGCAAAGCGGAGGCAGAGCTGCCATCATGAAAACCTATCGAGTCAAGGAGATCTTTGGGCCAACGCTCCAGGGCGAGGGATCTCATGCTGGTCGTGCGGTGATCTTTCTCCGCTTCGCTGGATGCAACAAATGGAATGGTCGAAAGGAAAGCAAGCCGAACTCGGTCTGCTATTACTGTGATACTGATTTCGTCGGCGGCGAGAAGATGACGGCCGTCGAGATCGAACAGGCGATCGTGGATCTCGCCGAGAGACATGGGCACATCTACGCCCTTGGCAACTATCATATCGTGATCTCGGGTGGTGAGCCCATGATGCAGCTCGATGAAGATCTCGCCGAGCTTCTAAGCCGCCAGCATTTCCTTCATCTTGAGACGAATGGATCAATACCCATCTCGCCCCTGATCAATCGGCATCTCAAGCATGTGACGGTTTCCCCGAAACAGCCCTGGCCGGAAACAAAAGTCCGCTACGCCGAGGCTCTTAAGATCCTTTACCCCTTCATCGGTGGACCCCGCGCGATGGTATCGCTCGATTCATTCCACGAGTTCAAGGCGGGGGAGATCTTCATTCAACCAATCCATGATGAGCATTACGAGAGGAATCTGCGCGAGGCGATCAAGATCTGTCTTGCCAATCCCAATGTCAGGCTCTCACTTCAGCAACACAAAATCCTGGGGCTTCAATGATGACGATGAACAGACGCGAGCAGATCGAGGAACACGTTCGGGGGATCATGCAACTCTTTGATCTGGATCTGACCGATGAGTCCTTGAAGGATACACCAAAGCGGGTTGCCAAGATGTTTGAGGCTGATCTGTTCTGGGGATTGAAAGAGGAACATATCCCAAGCATGACGACACAGGAAAGCAAGGGATATAACGAGATGCTGATCGAGACTAATATCACAGTCAACAGTCTTTGCGAACATCATCTCGTTCCGATCATCGGCTCGGCTCACATCGCCTATATCCCAAATGATCGCATCCTGGGTTTGTCGAAGTTCAATCGCATCGTCGATTACTTTTCGCGCAGGCCGCAGGTACAGGAAAAGCTAACAAAGAACATCAAGGACTTTCTGGTCAAGGTCTTGAACACCGAAGATGTTGCCGTCGTTATCGACGCCTCCCATATGTGCGTTAGAATGAGAGGGATACGTGACCGCGCATCCATCACCCGCACCAACATGCTGGGAGGTCGATTCATGGCGGGCGAAGTGAGAGCTGAGCTGTTCGCCTCGCTGCCCAAGCCTTCGGACCTCCAGCTATGAGAAGGGTTCGAGCATGGCTGGACAGAAACCCCCGGCCCGAGATCAAAAGTCAAAACCAGTTATAACAGATCGCCCCAATCGCAGAGGACCGAAGCTCAAGGGACCGACCACAGAGGAAGACTTTCAAGCCTTCGAGTCTCTCTGCAAGATTCAGTGCACGCTTCACGAGGTGGCGGCCTTCTTCAATTGCGATGCTGACACGGTTGAGAAGCGGGTACGCGAACATTACGGGATGAAATTTTCGGAAGTTTTTCGACTAAAAAGGAAGGCGGGCATCGTCTCCCTGAGACGCCTCCAGTATGAGAAAGCCCTGGCAGGGAACACGACAATGCTTATCTGGCTTGGGAAGCAATACCTGAATCAATCCGAAGAGCCTGCGCCCCATGATCCCGATCCGATTGCCGATGGGCGGACTGATGACGAGATCGAGGCAGAGATCGAGCGCCGCATCAAGCGCCGCATGGACCGCGAGGCAAGGATGAAGAAATGAGATCAAGGTCGGTCGAGCTGCTGACAGACATGCGTGAGTCTGATCTGAGATGGGCGAGGAAGGATCTCCTTGAATTCATCCTTGAGATCATGCCTCACTACAAAGTCAATTTTCATCATCGCATCATCTGTGATCGTCTGACCCAACTGCTCTGGCAGAAAGGTCAGAGGATCATAGTTTGCGTTCCGCCCCAGTATGGAAAGTCACAGATCGTCAGCCGATGCCTTCCGGCTTTCATTCTCGGCAATGATCCGAAGGCCAAGATCATCATGGGATCTTACTCGGCCTCGCTCTCGATGACTTTCAACCGGGCCGCGCAATCGGTCATGGAGTCCGACCGATACCGAGAGATCTTTCCCGATACTCTGATCAGACCATTCGCACCCAGAAAATTCATGCGCACAGCTCAGCTCTGTGAGACGAGCGAGTATGGATATCTTTATACGGTGGGCGTTGGCGGCTCGACGACAGGGCGATCGGCAGATCCCCTGCTCATCATCGACGATCCATTCAAAGACTGGAAAGAAGCTCTTTCACCTGTGCGCAGGCAGAACGTGATTGATTGGTTCGGCTCTGTGATCGAGTCGCGTCTGTCTCTCAATGCCAATGTCGTGATCGTCCAGACCCGATGGCATGAGGGCGATCTGTCCGGCTACCTTCTCAAGCGGGCGCTGGAGGATCATGATGCAACCCAATGGGAGCTGCTTAATTTCCCTGCGATCGTTGAATCAATGGATGAGCTGCACCCCGACGATCCGAGAAAGATGGGCGAGGCCCTTTGGCCAGAAGTCAAAGGGGACGCCGCGAAGCTATCAAGGATCAAGAAGGATGTAGGCTCTTATATCTTTGCCGCGCTCTGGCAGCAACGACCAAGATCGGCGACCGGCAACATAGTCGATCCCAAATGGTGGCGGCGGTATCGTGTCCTTCCTCATGACTTTGAAGAGATGATCATCTCCTGCGATGCAGCATTCAAAGACTTCGAGACGAGTGACTATGTGGTCATCCAGGTCTGGGGTCGCAAGGGTGTTGACAAGTATCTTGTGGATCAACGCAGAGATCACATGGACATTATCCGAACATGCAAAGAACTTGTTAACATGAAGGTGAAGTATCCCGATTGCGATGCGGTCTACATCGAGGACAAGGCGAATGGAACGCCCATCCTCCAACTGCTAAAGAAGAAAGTCAGCGGCCTTATTCCAGTCGAGCCGGATGGTTCCAAGGTCGCGCGTGTTCATTCCGTGTCGCCTCAGATCGAGGCTGGCAATGTCTGGCTTCCCGATGAAAGTATTGCCCTGTTCCCCATTGACAAGTTCATAGAAGAGTTCAGCAACTTCCCGCTTGCAGACAATGACGATCAAGTGGATGCTGCCACTCAGGCATTGGAAAAATTATCCGAAGGCGAGAACCATTACTTGCGAGCCCTCTTGGGAAAGGAGTAGGACCCGTTATGCTTGATACCCTGAAACAACAGATCACGGTTCGTCTTGATGATTGGGTCAACACGTTGACCAATCTTAATGTGCTTGGAAAGGACAAGCGTCTCGGCGCTGAAGCACAAGCCTACCTTATGTCTGAGGCCGAAGCCGAACAGACTTATGCTGGCGACGACATCGCGGCGAAGGTTGTGGACATGCTGCCCAAAGACATGGTGCGCGAGGGATTCAAGCTCAAGATCCCCTCATGGGATGAGGAGGAGATCAGAAACTTCGTGACCTACCTTGAGCAGGAGATGAATTGGAAAGCGACTTTCCAGAAAGCTCTGAGCTGGGCTCGCCTCTATGGTGGCTCGGGTGTTGTGCTCGGGATCGACGATGGAGCGCCCAACCCCTGGTCGCCCCTCAATACGAATCGGATACGACGCTTTGACTTCGCCACTGTTCTGAATCGGCATGAGCTGATCTGGCACATGATTGATGAGGACCCCCGATCGAAGAACATGGGGATGCCCCTGATCTATCAGATGCAACCCCGCTTCTCGATGAAGGGCGCGGGCATCACGATGATCCATCATAGTCGGATCATTCGCTTCGATGGCGCCACCCTCCCCAGGCAGCTCTTTATTCAGAATGGGTTCTGGTCGAACTCTGTGCTGGCAACCTTCCGGGGGCCGCTCTCGAATTATTCACAGACCCAGGATGGCGTTGCAACCCTGATGACTGAGATGGCGGTCGGCGTGTTCAAGGTCAAGGACATGCAGCGCCTGATGTCGATGAAGGGCGGCAAGAACCTTCTGCAAGAGCGCCTGAACCTGATGGATCTCGCCAAGTCCGTTGTAAACAGCATCATGATTGATGCCGAAGAGGATTACGAAAGAAAGCAAACACCGCTGACGGGTGTGGCTGATGTGATCGACAGGATGGAAAGGCGACTGGTCACGGCCTCCGGATATACCCATACCGTTCTCTTGGGCGAGGCCCCTGGCGGCGGCATGGGCGAGACAGGAAAGTCTGAGCGACACGATTACTATGACTTTGTGAGCAAGGAGCAGGAGGTTGTTCTTAAGCCTGCGCTTCGCCAATTCATCAAGCTCTGCTTCCTGAACAAGTCGGGCCCCACCCGAGGGATCGAGCCCCCGGATTGGGACATCGAGTTTTGCCCTCTCTGGCAGGAGCCGGAAGGCGAGGTCCTCGATCGCAAGGAAAAGCAGGCCCGCATCGACGACATCTATATCAAGAACCAGACGATCACCCCCGAAGAGATCGCCCGCTCCCGCTTTGGCTCTGGAGAGTACAGCCATGAGACGAAGCTTGATTTCGATCGGCCAACCATGGAGGAAACGCCGACGAGAGAGGAAGTGGAGGCAGGCTTGCCGCCTTTGCTCGAGGAAGAAAATCCAGAACAGACAACGGGTACAGGGGGAGGGCAATCAAACCCGCCGGCCGTCGAGGAAGTAGATCAAACCGATGATGAGAGATCAGCCGAGATCATGAAGGACACAAGCCTGAATGGAGCCCAGGTCACATCATTGATCACAGTCATCCAGGAGGTCGCCAGCAATCGCCTGCCGAGAGAGACAGGGATCAGGATCATCGAGGCGAGCTTTGGCCTATCGACAGAACAGGTGGAAAGCATCATGGGCGAGGTCGGCAGAAGCTTCACCATCGACCAGGGGCAGGGTCAGAGCGGAGGCGCTGAGTAATGGCAAGGGCTCCCAGAATTACAGACTTCATCCCCAGAAGCCGCGGGAAGCCTGAGCCCATCCCTTACCCCCGGAATCTTGAAAGGCGATACGAGGCCATCGTCCAGGGCCTTGTGGTTGGGCTCAAGGAGGATCTGCAAAAAGAGATCGTCGAGATACTGCCGACGATCGAGGCTCTGTTCCGATCCGACATGGGCGCGACGCGGCGGGTTGATTCCGTGGGCCGCCCGATCCGTCTTGATGTGATGGATGCCTTCGATCTGCTGGAGGCGGCTTTGCAGAGAATCCTCGTGCGGTTTTCCAAAGCCCTTGGCGATCGCCGTCCCCAGATCTTTGATGTGGGCCAGGCCATCAACAAAGACAACGAGCAGGCGACCCGCAAGTCTTTGGGGGTCGATCTTCTCCTTGGCGATGATCAGATCATCAAGGCGATTGATGCCTGGACCAAAGACAACGCCCGCAAGATTACGCGCCTTGCCGAGGCCGAGACGGATCAGATCAGCAACATAGTTCTTAACGGGTATCGTCAAGGACTCTCTCCTTCCGGTCTGAGATCAGCCATACTGGATACATTCAGAGCTGCCGATGAGCGCGAAAGCCAGATGGTCCGGGGGATGTCGCTGGAGGCGCGGGCCAAGTTTGTCGCCCGCGATCAGGTCGCAACCCTTAATGGACAGGTCGCCCGCATGAGACAGGAGCGGGTCGGGATCAGAAAGTACATTTGGCAAACCTCTGAGGATGAGCGGGTTCGTCCATCTCATGCTGCCCTTAACGGCGAGATCATGAGCTGGGATGATCCACCCCCTTTCGGTCATCCCGGCATGGACTACAATTGTCGATGCGTGGCAATCCCATATCTCGATGACACAGATGATGATGACGAGTAGGCCGGTTTGAGGTTAGAGTCTCAATTAAATTTCGGAGTCATAAAAAAATGAAGCAGCAGATCAGGATGGATCGCATGTCCTTCGGCAAGCCTCAACGTCTTGCCAATGGCTATTTGCGGGTTCCGATCACGGCGACAAGATCGGGGATCTTTGTTTACCGGCGCGATGATGGCTCGGAGTGGCGAGAGTTCCGCCCGCCTGAAGAAGTCTTCAACCCCGCGTCCATGGAGACATTGAAGGGGGTACCGGCGACCAATGGACACCCGACAGTCAATGATGGTCTTCTCACATCCGAGAACACCACAGACCACATGGTAGGCTTCACTTCTGAGAAAGTCGAGCGCGTCGATGATCTTCTGGCCACCACCATGACTATCACCCACGCCCCTAGCATTCAGGATGTTGAGACAGGCGACAAGCGGGAAGTGTCGTGCGGCTATGTCTGTGATCTCGACATGAAACCCGGTGTGTATCAGGGTCAGCGGTATGATGCTGTCCAGCGGAATATTCGATACAATCATGTTGCCATCTGCAAAAACGCACGAGGCGGCTCCCAGGTCCGCATCCACCTGGACTCTCAAGAACAGGTCTTACGCTTGGACTCAATCCTGAGTCCCGAAGAAAACCCTAGAGGAGACTCTTTAATGGAAAAGACGATTGTAATTGATGGTGTCGAGTACAAGGTCAATGCAGATGTTCATGCTGCCGTGACTGGAAAATTCAACAAGGACCATCAAACGATCCAGGGATTGAACGACAAGCTGAAGCTGGCCGATGACGACAAGGCCAAAGTCCAGGCTCGCGCCGATTCCCTGGAAGCTGATCTTAAGAAGGCGAAGGAAACAGCAGGCGTCCGCACAGACTCTGCCGAGTTCAAGGAAGCCATCAAGGCCCGCGTGGCTCTTGAGCGTTTCGCAGCTCCCCGCCTTGACGACAAGGATCTGTCGGCCATGAGCGATCGGGATATCATCGTCGAGCTGATCAAGCTCGATTCCCCTGAGTTCAAGGCAGAAGGAAAGTCGGATGTGTATCTGCAAAGCCGACTCGATCACATGATTGAAACAGCCGATGACGAGATCGAGGATGGAGAAGTTCACCTTGATAGCGAAGACGAGGACAGCGAGGAAGATCATGGCCAGGGCGGCAATGGCCGCTCTGGCGCTTATGATCGCATTCGCTCTGGGGTCAAGACCGGCGTTCGCAATGATCAGCGCGGTCGCCAAAAGACTCATGAAGAGATCCGCGCCGATGCGATGGAGAAGCAAGCCAACGCTTGGCAGAAACCAATCGGCGCAACCCGCAAGGCCCGCTAATCATCCATCGACCCCTTCATTTTAAAGGAGATGAATTCATGCAAACTTCTGTTTCGATGAACATGCCTCGCGCTCGTGCAGGTCAACTGGCCCATGCTTTCAAGTCTGAGGACATCCGAACCATGCTGGCTGAGGGTGCAGTTCCCTTTGGTCATGGTGTTGTCGAGGGAACAGCAACCCGCCAGGGCAAGGTGCCCTCTGCTGACACTCAGGTGTTCGCAGGCTTCGCAGCTCTGACCCAGGCCCTTGAATCACGGACTGGTTCATCTGCTCCCGGCTATGCCGATGATGAAACCCTCAATGTCTGTAACTGGGGCGCTGTCTGGTGTCAGTGCACAGATACAAACCTCCCATCGGTAAATGGTTCTGTTTATGTTGTTGTGGGCACAGGCAACGCAGGCAAGCTCACAAGCTCCGCTTCTGGCAACATCAACATCACCACCAAGGTCGTTGTGCGTGAGGTCGATTCTGATCTCAAGCTGGCCCTTGTCGAGTTCCGCGAGCGCGTCTAAGCCTCTCGCCATTCATTCAGACCCTTGACGATGTAATCCGTAGTTCCTGAACACTCTTTTAAATCTTAGGAGAAAGACATAATGAAGCGTCGCAACCAGAAAGGCCCGCGCTTTCCCCGCCTCGACTCGAATGAAAGCATCTTCTTTGCCCGCGAATTGGAGACGATCAAGTCGCGTTCTTATGATGTGCGGTACCCCACTCTTCGCCAGCGGGAAGTTATTCCTGTCAGCTTCGAGGGTGATCCCGCAGCCCAGACCATCACATACAACCAGTATGATCAGGTGGGCATGGCCGCGATCGTAAGCGATTACGCGACCGACTTCCGCAATGTCGAGATCTCGGGCAAGCAGTTCACAGCGCAAGTCAAATCGCTGGGCGCGGCCTATCAGTATTCTGTGATGGAGATCAGATCAGCAGCCAAAACAGGCAAGCCTCTGACGACATCCAAGGCGAACGCAGCCCGTCGCGCGATCATGCAGCTTGAGCGTGACATCGCTTTCTGGGGCGACAGCGCCGCTGGCCTCCAGGGCTGGCTGACCAATGCCAACATCCCCGATGTGACCCTGGCTCATGGGGCCTGGCTTGATGATGCGCAGACAACTGCCAACATCCTCGCCGATCTCAACAACCTTGCGAACTCTGTGATCGACACCTCGAAGTCGGTCGAAGTTCCCAACACGATGCTCCTCCCAATCCCTTACTACACCAAGCTGGCAACAACGCCACGCTCGGATGGTTCCGACATGACGATCCTGAATTACTTCCTTGAGAACACCCCGTTCATCGACAGCGTTGATTGGTTGGCTGAACTCGCCGCTGCAAACTCGGGCGGCAATCTCTCGGATGATACGGCGATCGTCTATGATCGCAACCCTGAAAAGTTCACGCTTGAGATCCCTCAAGAGTTTGAAACCTTCGCGCCTGAGCTGCGGGGCATGGCTTACAAGGTTGCAGTGCATGAGCGTTGCGGCGGCGTGATCATCCCTTATCCTCTGTCGCAGGCGATGACCGATGACATCGGCGGCAACGTGTCCAGCTAATAGAGAAGTCCAAGGAAAAAACCCCAGTTAACAAACCAAAGATAGGAGTCTTCCATGCTGATCAAAAACAACCGGGAAAGGGTTCTTAGAGTCTTTGAACCCTCCGGTCGCGGCATCGTTCTTCTCCCTGGCGTGAGCCAGCTCGATCCGAAAACCTGGAACTACCTCAAGGGCAATCGAAACTTTGCCAAGGACATCGAGCGTGAGCATGTGACTGTGCTCACAGAGGAAGAGGCCCCGGCCAAGTCCTCACAGATCAGCGTCTTCCGCAATGTGCGGGAGGCTTTCGACATCATTCGGGCCACGTTCGATGTGGCTCTCTTGAATAGCTGGAAGGTGGGCGAGGAACGCGGGACGATCATCAAGGCCATTGATGAACAGCTCGCCAAGCTCGAACGCAACAAGCAGAAAGCTCTGGCCAAGGCCAAGGCGAAAGCCAATGCCGAAGCAGTTGGGGATGAAACAGATGATGATCAGAATGATCAGAACATCGAAGAGTAAGAGGTGACCCGATGGCTTCGAGTGTAATGGCTACCGTTCGCGCCATAGCCCCCGAGCTGAAAGATCGACCGGCCAATGAGTTTGATATTTTTCAAGCTCTCGCCGAGGTCTGGCTGGACGAAAGTGTCTGGGGTGACAAGTTCACAGTTGGGCTCTCCTACCTAACGGCCCATCTGATGACGCTCTCGATCTCCCGTGGGGGTGAGATAGCAGGACCATTGACCTCGGAGACTGTCGGGGCAACCTCCGCCTCTTACGGCACATCGGGCCTCAGTGAAGAGGAAATGGGATCGACAGGCTATGGGCAGATGTTTGTATCTCTGCGCCGCGGCGTTGTCTATTCGCCTCTCGTCGGGGGTTGCTGATGGCCAGACTGCTTTCAGATGAAGAGATCCAACGGCTCATGTCTGGCAAAGGTTATTCAACCAAAGTCAAGGGGAGCAAGGGTTTTGATGTGAAAGCAGTCAATAAGTTTATTGAGGATGTCGGCCAGGGCATCACCCTGACTGTCGGCATCCATGAGGACGCGGGCGAGGCGGAAGGCACAACGCTTGCTCAGATCGCATACTGGAATGAGCATGGCGTGAAGACCAAGGCGACCTCTGAATCAGACTCGCCCTGGCGCATCCCCCCGCGTCCTTTCATGCGACCGACTATAGACAGCCAGGGGAAGAAAGCTGATCAGATGCTTTCCAAGGAGATCGAGAAGATCTTTCAGGGCAAGAAAAAATCCAGCATCGCAACAGCTCTCGGGCGAGTCGGCGCTTTCCTGGCTGGTGCCATTCAAAGAAAAATCACAACCCTGAAGCGCCCGCCGAATGCTCCATCGACGATCAAGAAAAAGGGATCCAGCAATCCCCTGATCGACACCGGTGCGATGCGTCAGGCGGTCGGCTTCAAGGTTACTCAGGGGAAGGGTGAGCAATGAGCGTTGCCGGAATGATCAGACGGGCCGCGCGGCGAGGCGGTCAAAGAAAGATAACCCTGACCCGATATGCCCCCGGCTCTTTCAGGGGCGGGGTTTTCCAGCCTGGAGCTGTGGAGTTCAGACGCGACATCGAGGCATCGGTACAGCCTCTGAACCAGGACAAGGTCGAGATCACCATCAATGATCTGGCCCGCCTCTCAAGCTATGTGACCATCATCACAACAGAGAAGCTTGTCGCTGCTGACAAGACTCTCGGCCAGAACGCCGATGAGCTGGACATAGATGGCGAGCTGTTCATCATTGAATCGGTCGAGAACTTTCGATTCAGACACCTGCAACATTTTGAAGCTGTGGCATCGAGAAAGGCGGTTAGATGAGTGCAGTCATCCAGTCAATCGTTAGACGCAGAATGGATGAAGTCAGGGCCGGGGTTCGTGCATGGCTTGCCGCTTGCCTTCCTCCTGGCGTTCCTGTGGTTGATGAGAATCAATATAAGCCCGAGCCGAAAGGCCCCTACGTATCGTTTGGTTTCGTGGGTGGACTTGTCAAGCTTGGTCGGGCCGATTCCTTTCCATACGACAAGACGCTCAACGCTTTCAAGATCCGACTCCATCGTCAGGCCACGCTCACGATCAATGCCTTTGGCAAGCCATACACCGATCTCTATTCAGATCTCTACCGGGCGACGGACATCCTGAGCGGGGTACAGGCTTGCATTGATGAGCCGACAGCATACGCCAACCTCCAATCCCGAGGCATAGCGATCTGGGGAGATGCCGGCGTCCAGGATCTGACAGCTCTTGAGGATAATGTCTATTACCCGAGAGCAGCCCTTGACTTGATCCTCGGTGTCTCGATCGAGGCGACGATAGACCCAGGCTATATCGAAACAGTCAGAGTCACAGGCCGCCTGGACGCTGATTTCGATGGTTCGTTTGAAACAGTAATAGGTCCATTCACCTTTGAATTGGAGGACGAGGAATGAGTTTGAATGACATCATAGACATCGTGATCACGCGCCAGCCTGTGGTGCCCACCGCAGAAGGGTTTGGGTATGCGAACTTTGTTTCGCCGCTCTCAACCTTCACCCCGCGCATCAAGAGCTATGCGAACATCACCGAGGTCGAAGCTGATGCCCAGCTTGGCTCTGATGCTCTTGATTTCGCCGGTCGGTATTTCGGCCAGGCCGTCCGCCCCCAGCGTCTTTATGTGACGAAGAAAGGCGGCGGCGATACTTATGTCCAGGCTCTGACAGCAGCCGAAGAAGCTGGATCGACAACCGATTGGTATGGCGTTGCCATTGACTCTGATTCAGATGCCGACATCCTCGCTGTTGCTGCATGGGCAGAGACGCGGGTCAAGATCTTTGGAGCCAAGACAGCCGATGTCTCTGTCTACGATCCCGATGATGAGTACAACATCCTGAGCGTGCTCAAGGATCTTGGCTATGATCGGACGTTCCTTTTCTATCATCAGGACTCGGCCACTGAGAACGTCGAGGGCGCTCCCTTCGGTCTTCAGCTTCCAAAGAATCCTGGCTCCAGCAACTGGGCATACAAACGCTTCTCTGGTGTTGAATCGAGCAGCATCAATGCGACCCAGAGGACACAGATCCTCGATCGCTATGGCAACTGCTATACCAATCGAAACAACTTCAACGTCTTTGAAAATGGCCGGATGGTTTCAGGCGAATGGATTGACGTGATTCAGGGGATTGATTGGCTCCACTATCGGATGCAAAACAACATCTGGACCGCGCTCGTGAGCAACGAGAAGATCCCATACACAGACGATGGCATCTCGATCATCCTGAATCAGATCCGTGAGGCCCTGCGGACATCTCAGATCAGAGGGATCATCGCCTCTGCCCCTGAGTTTGAGATCACATCTCCTTTGGCATCTCAAGTTTCATCGAACGACAAGGGCAATCGTTTGCTTCCTGACATCACCTTTGAGGCGACTCTGTCGGGTGCGATCAACAAGACTCAGATCCGTGGACGTATCCTGATCTAACCCTCAACCTCAAAGCGATAGGAGCAAGAAGCAATGTTGAGAAGCTATGACCCCAAGAGCGTATCCATCATGGTCGGCACGCATATCGTGTCTGAGTATGAGGATGGAACTTTCATCAACGTGGAACGGAACAACGACACATGGGCGATCAAGAAAGGTGCATCGGGCGAGACGGCTCGCGCGAAAAGCAATGATCGCTCGGGTCGGATCACGATCACCCTGATGTCAACCTCCCCGTCGAATGATTTTCTGTCAGCCCTGGCGATCACAGATGAGCAGACCAACGCTGGCGTTGTTCCTGTTCTGATCCGTGAAGTCGGCGGCACGACCATCGTTGAAGCGACAGAGGCTTGGATCGTTCGCCCCTCTCCTTTCGAGAGATCGAAGACGGTCGGCGCGACGACATGGATCATTGAGTCTGGCGACATCCTGATGAACATCGGAAGCCTGCCAGCCAACGCCTAATTGAACATGATGTACGAGAGAAGCGGAAAGGACTTAAACCTATGCAGAAACCAAAGGATATTATCATCGACGGGAAAACCTACACGCTCGGTCATTGGGATGTGCCCAAGGCGATCGAGGTCTGGGCATGGCTTGTCGAGTCGCTGGGGCCTGGAGTCAAGGAAGCCTTCGAGAAGTTCCAAACACTTCAGAAGCCCCAGCCTTCTACTGATCCATCTCTGCCCGAGGCAACGAAAGAGGATCAGAGCATCAAGCTTGCCATCGAGGTCTTCGGCATCATCGTCGAGACTCTTCGCAAGAGTGTACCGCCAAAGGAGTATGCTGATCGCATGCTCTCCTTCTGTTCCGATGTGCTTGTCGATAACGCCAAGCTCAAGCCACAAGTCCATTTCCAGGGGAACCTGCTTCTGATGCACCGCGTTGTCGCAGAGGTCCTGAGGTATCAATACGCAGATTTTTTCGACGAGGCCCTGTCACTTTTAAGCAAGTGAGCATCGGGCGGGCATCATCAATCCCGCCCTTTGAACCAGGGCAGTTGAACATCAATTGGTTTATATGGCGACCTGTGATCAGAAAGGTCGCCACGTACACTGAGATCATGAAGTATTGGACGATCAAGGATCTGATGGACTGCCATGAAGCTTTGGATCTCCAGGATGCCGCCGACCAATACTATCATGACATGCAGAGGAAGCTGACCCAATCGTGAGAGAGGATCGAGATGTCCGCAACATTCGTTCGAGAGTTTCTGACCAGGTATTCATTTGATGTTCAAGAGGGTCCGATCAATCGAATGAATCGGGCGCTCAAGACAGCAGGCGATCGAATGAAAACCGCATTCGATCGCAAGCCGATTGATGCGAAGACGGGCAAGGTGATCGAGGCCGAGAAGGCTTTCAAGAACCTGAACAACGCAGCCGATGAAGTCGGCAGGAGCTTTCAGAAGATTGCCATCACCATGGCTGCGATTGGAGCTGCGGCGGGGGGGATCTTTCTTGTCGCCAAATCAACAGCGGACTTTGCTGACTCTGTGACCGACACGGCCAAGGCTCTCGGGGTCGGCACGCAGGAGCTTCAGCGTCTGAGATACGCTGCACAGATCGGCGGCGCATCGGTCGAAAAGATGGATCAGTCTCTGAAGTTTCTTGCAAAGAATGCTGTTGAAGCAGCCAAGGGCACAGGCTCACAGGCCGATGCTTTCAAGCTTCTCGGCGTCCGTGTCGTCGATGCCAATGGCAAAATGAAAACCTCCGAACAGCTCATCATCGAAAGCTCTGATGCCTTTGCCCGCATGAGAGATGGAGCAGAAAAAACATCCATTGCCTTGAACATCTTTGGTCGGGAAGGGGCTGGCATGTTGCCCTTCCTGAGCCAGGGCAGCGTTGCCATTCGAGCCATGATGCGAGAGGCCGAGCAGCTCGGCTATGTCCTCGATGAAGAGGCCCTGGTCGCCGCCGCCGACTTCAACGACAACATGGATCGGCTGAAGTTTGCCGCCACAGGGCTGAGAAATATTCTCGGCTCTGAGCTGATCCCGATCTTTCATGAGATCACGAGCGGCATCATCGAATGGGTCAAAGCCAATCGGGAGCTGATCAAGACAAGAGCCCAGGAGTGGGTTGCAGGTCTGGCCAAGGTGACGAAGTATGTGGCCAGCATATTCAAAGGACTCTTCTCTGTGCTCGATCGTGGGGCACAGATCTTTGGAGGATGGAACAGGGTAATCAAACTGCTGACCGTCTCGCTTCTTGCCTTTGCGGGTGCCAAGGTCCTCATCGGGATCGGCTCTCTTGCGCAGGCGCTCATTGGACTTGTGACCGGGATCAGAGCGGTCGGCGCTGCTGCGATGTGGACACAGATCAAGATCTTCGCAATCCCTCTGGCCATCGGGGCGGCGGTCGCGGCAGCGGCTCTGCTCATCGACGACATCATCACTTTCTTTACAGATCCCGAGGTCGAGACAGCGACAGGTCATTTCGTTGACTTCATCAAGGAGACATGGAATGCGGCCGTCCAATTCATCCAGGACTCGCTCGAAAGCATCAAGGGCTTCATGGTCGATGTGGGTGCCTCCATCATTGAGGACCTCGCCCAGCCGCTGGAGAAGGTGCTTATCCTGATCAATCGTGCGGTCAAAGGCTTTACCGGCTTTGATGTTCTGGAGTCGATTGGATGGAAGACAGGCGAGGAAGGGGTCAAGCAAAGGCGGTCGATGGTTCAGGGCGCTGCTGACTTCATCACATCTCCGATCGCCTCTTACGACACAGGCATGAGGGGCGGGTTCGCTCCATCCCCTGAGGTCCGCGCGGCGACCATCTCAAGTGCAGGCAAGGGCGGGACGACGATGATCGAGAACAAGGTCGAGATCAACGCCAATGGTCTGTCGGAACAGGCCGCCAAGGAGCTTGCAACCCAACAGTTCATGCAAAGCCAGAAAGAGCTTCTGCGCAAAGCCGGTAACAATTCGATACCCAAGAACAGGGAGTAAACGATGGCCGTTGGTGAATTCATCTTTGGCTATGAGGACAAGCTGTCTGCGATACAGAGCGGACTCTTTGGCTATGAGAAGAGACTGACCCGGATCGGCGAAAGCATCATCGTGGATGTCACAGAGGTATTGACCACAGATCTCGAAGCAGAGGTTACGAAGTGGCCTGTCGAGAGAAGTCAGGACATCTCGGACCACATCAAGCTTGGCCCTGTGAGGATTCAGATACAGGGCTTCATCTCGAACGCTCCGCTTGGGGGGATTGCAGGGGTCGCTCAATCCGTTGCGACAGGTGTCCTCTCTGGCTTCGGTGCACAGCTCGCCCAGAACACAAGGATAGGCGGAACCAGTCTTGTTGGTACAGGGCTCGGGACTGCTGTCGGCGCTCGCCTGGGTGGAGCTCTCGGCAATTATCTGAGGGGTCAGGACCCTGATGTCTCCTACCCACAGAAAGCCATGAAGGCGATGATTGATTGCTACAAGGATCGAAAGCCCTTCACCATTCGGACCTACTTCTACCCGAACGAGAATGAATCGAACATCTATACCAACATGGTCATCACCGCCCTGAGCTTTCCTCAGTCTGTCCAGACAGGCGATGGCCTGCCCTTCACCCTCTCAGCGGAAAGGATCGAGCTGGTCGATCTCGAACTCAAGGGGGTATCGGGGGAATTCATCAAGGGCTTTCTCGCGGGCAACTCGGCGCCACCGAAAGCGGACCTTGGCAAGCAGGGGACCAAGCCTGCCTCTGGGCCCGCCTCGGCCAAAGCCTCAGCCTTTCTTAATGTGATTCGTGGCGCGACAGGAGGACTTTAAAAGATGGCGACCCTTCAGCTTCCGGTCAGGAATGATCAGCCGGCCTATCGCTTCCAGCTCACGCTTGAGGCCCGCGTCTACTTCTTTGAATTCCGATTCAACACCCGCCAAGACAGATGGCTCATGGATGTCCTCGACGAGACACAGAGCCCGATACTTATGGGTGTACCCATACTAACCGGCCTGCCCATACTCGATGGCTATACCCGCGCGACCAGGCCACCTGGAACTTTCCTTGCCGTGGATCTCACAGGAGCGGAACGCAATGCCGATCGTGAATCATTCGGGGTCGATGTTGTTTTGCTGTACGTGGAATCAGAGAGCTGAGGGGAGAGCGAGAGGATGGCTGACTCAAAAATCATAACGGCAACCGGGCAGGGTTCGCAACCCCTGTTTTTGCGATCGGCTCAGATCGTGCTCCTGAACCTGCGCACAGCCCAGCGTCTGACTGTGGACAAGCTGCGCTTTAAGTTTCAGGTCGAGAGATCGGTCGGATCACAGACCAACCAAGGGTCTCTTGAGATCTATAACCTTTCAGAGCAGAGCCGAAACTTCTGCAACATCCCCCCCGAGAAGCCAGGGGTCGAGACAAAGAGAGGGCTGTTCGTCGAGCTGTCGGCTGGGTATCAGAACTTCACGCGCACGATCCTTACCGGCAATGCCAAGGGCGGATCTGAATACACAGGCCCCGACTGGATGACCAAGCTTGAGATCATCGACGGATACACCGCGCTCCGGACGACCACCATACAGAAATCATACGGCGCGGGCTTCTCGATGAATCGGGTCATCCTCGATGTGATCCAAAGCTTCGGCCTGCCTGTCGGCTATGTCAAGCCGGTACTGACAACCGATGTCGTCCGCACAGGTCTGACCCTCAATGGATTGAACAAGCGCATCCTCGATGACTTCGCAGCCACGTATGGCTTCCGCTGGAGCGTGCAGAATGGAGCCATCAACGTCATCGACCGCTTCGGGGCTCTGCCCCAGCCTGCCGTGAACCTGACCCCGCGCACGGGGCTTATCGGCTCTCCTGTGAGAACAGACAAGGGTGTCAATTTTAAATGCCTGCTGATCCCTTTGATCGTTCCAGGGGGGAAGGTCCGGCTCGATCAGAACTCGGTCTTTACCGGGGAGCTGATCGTTCAGAAAGCAATCTATTCGGGAGACACGCATGGCGCCGAGTGGAACATTGATGTGGAGGCAACGACACCATGACGAGACAGGCCCATGAGACTCCCGAGCTGGTTGATGTGATCTCTGAGCTGATCGACGATCGCCTCAAGGATCTCGATGTCTGCTTTCCTGGCACGGTAAAAGCTGTGGATAAAACAAAGGGGTTGGTCGATGTGCAGTCAGACTTCAAGCGTCTGTACTGGGATCAGGATCAACCTGTCAACCCGCCTGTGATTCGTGGGGTCACGCTCTGGCAATACAGAGCCGGAACGGCACGCATGAATTTTCCGATCAAGGTCGGCGACAAGGTGATGTGCCTTTGCTCGCAGAGATCCCTCGACAAGTGGAAACAATCAGGGGCTCTCGATACCCCTGGCTCGACCCGGGTCCTTTCGATGTCGGATGCCATCGCCATACCTGGGCTCTACCCGATCCCTCAGGCATTCCCCATCGGCGACAACCTCACCCTGCAATACGGGGCGGCTCTGATCTCGCTCATCGAGAATAACGAGATCTCTCTGGAGGTCACCAAGGCCAAGGCCCGGCTGACGAAAGATGGAAAGTTCAGTTTCTCAAACGGGACCGTTGAGCTGATCGACATCACTATCCAGAGCCTGACAGCTCAGAATGCCCTCATTGATCTGATCAAACAGCTACAGGTCTCAACCTCTCTTGGGCCTTCGGGGACGCCGCTTCCTACAAACATAACGGCACTCGATCAGCAGAAGCAAACCAATCAGCAGCTCATCGACAAGCTGACTCAATTGAAACTGGGGTAGGGTATGGCTCTCGGATCAGACAACGATTGGCGCGCGGCTTTCGGGGAGATGCCCACTGTAGGAGATGACACCTGGAAGGCCAATCTTGCCGATACCATTGACGGGCTCGTGACGAATCTTCTCAGCTCGCCTGGGCTCTTAAATGAATCGGGTGAGCCTGCGGCCGTATTCACGTTTGGGAAGTCAGCGTTTCAGGCCGGGCTCTCAGGAAACACAGCCGCGGCGATCTCTTCGGCCATGCAAGCGGGGCTCACAGCATCGACTGCTGTTGTAGCCGCGCTCTCCTACACGACACCGAAGACGCCCGCTACAACCTTCTCAGCCGTGGCGACTTCGATCATAACCCCGGCTTCGATTGCTCTGGCCACAGCGAAGATCCTTCAGATAGCAGGCAAGGCAAACGTGGATGATCCCCTGGATAGTCTCGTGCCGCCTATCTTTCGTGAGGCATTCCTGCTTTTAAAATTGACGACGACAGGCAGCGATTCATCATCTCCGCCTGTGGCTTTGACTGATGCTGAAAGGGCAATGGGATGAACATACTGATCAATGATGCAACGGGTGACATCGACATCCAGCAGAACAATTGGGTGATGGTCCAGGGCACTGAAGAGATTTCCCAGATCATCAAGCAAAACCTGCAAACGGTTCTGGGCGAATGGTTCCTCGATTCCTCTCTCGGGCTTCCATGGTTTACCGAGATCTTTGAGAAGGGTCAGAGCCAGAAGAACATCGACACGATTTTCATCGACGAGATCGGGGCATGCCCTGGCGTGATCTCTCTGGTCAACTATTCGAGTCAGCTCACTGACAAGGCGAACCGTGTCCTCTCAATCGAGTTTCAAGCCTATACCGTTGAAGGTATTCTTGACTTCACATCCATCATCACTCCAACAGGGGGCGCGTAATGACTTTTGGTGTAACGCCAGAGGGCCTTGTTATAAAGAGGCTCGCGGACATCCAGACCGAGCTGAATGAAGACGCACGCGGGGTTTACGGGAACGCTGTCGATCTCGATCCCCGCAGGCCGTTCGGTCAATTCCTGGGGATCATGTCGGAACGATTTGCTCAGATCTGGGAACTCGTCGAGCAGGTCTATCTTGCCCGCTATCCTCGCACAGCCGAGGGCAAACAGTTCGATGATGTTGCATCATTCAATGGCCTTGTGAGACGCGCGGCGACCTTCTCAACCGTTGGTGTCCGTCTGTCGGGTACAGAGGGCACAGTCATTCCTCAGGGAACCAGGGCGTCTGTCGATGGAAACCCTGAGTCGATCTTTGAAACCGATGAAGAGTACACGATCGAGGCAGGCATCAACGAGATCCAGGAGATCATCTTTCCTGATGAACCTGTCGCGGGTGCCTTTACTCTTGTCTTTGGAGGCGAGGCAACATCGGCCATCCAATGGGATGATACAGCGGGCGACATCGAGGCCGCGCTGGAGGCCCTGTCTGGAGTCTCAGCGGTTACGGTGATTGGTAGTTTCTATTCCGGCTTTACCATCACCTTTACCGGGGCAGATGGACAGCAGCCGCAGAGCCTTATTTCTCTCGGCTCGAACACACTCAGCTCTGATGGCATCGCTGTCGGCGACATCATTCCGACCATCGCCAGGGTCCAGCTCGGTGTGCTTCCAGGGGTCGATGGAACGATGACCGCGCAGACATCGGGACCGATACCTGCACCTGCTGGAAGTCTGACAGTCAGAGAGGACACGGTTTCAGGATGGGATAGCATTACGAACCCGCTCGATGCGGAGCAAGGCGAGATCGAGGAAACCGATGCTGCATTCAAGATTCGTAGGGCTCAGCAGATCGCGCTCGGCGCTCTCTGTACCCCGGATGCGATCAGGGCGAGGATGCTTGAGGTTGAGGGTGTCGAGTCTTGTGTCGTCTATATCAACAACACGGAGGCGACAGTCGATAGCCTCCCGCCAAAATCTGTTCGCGTCGTTCTGCTCGGCGGTGATCCTCTACCCATTGCAAGGCAGCTCTTTGCATCCGTGGCGGGCGGTATCAGAACTTATGGGGCACAGAGTCAGACCATCACGGATGACTCAGGCTTTCCGCAGATCCTTCGCTGGGACAATGCCGAAGAAGTTTCCATCTGGGTCGAGATCGACCTGACGATTGATCCTGAGGACTTCCCGCTCGATGGCGAGGATCAGATCATTGCAGCCATCCTCGCTTATGGTGAGGGACTTGGGACGGGCGATGATGTTATCGTCTACCCATATTTCATCTGTACTCTTGATGTGATCAGCCGGGGCATCCTGGATGCGGCCGTCAGGATCGGGACATCATCCGGCCCGACCCTTGACGACAACATAAGCATAGCGCCTGACGAGATCGCCCGCTTCGACAGCTCGCGGATAACGATCAACATCGCATCATCGTGAGGGCATCATGGCTGATTCAAAGATCACGAAAGTAACGACTCATGTCCAGGATGCCAAAGACAGACTGACCGGACAGTACAAGGGCAAGCCTCGCATCGAGGGCACCGTTGGACTTCTCGCAAAGCAGATCCAGGATCTTGAGGATGTGCTGACCGATCTCCTTGAGGCCGAGATCCTTGCGAATGCCCAGGGCGCGTTCCTCGATCAGCTTGGGGATCTTGTCGGTCAGGAGCGGGAGGGTTTGCAGGATGACTTCTATCGCATCCTGATCGCGGTCAAGATCGTGAAGAACTTTAGCAAGGGTGAGCCTGATGCGATCATTCGGGCAACCCGTCTGATCTTTCAGGCGAGCGAAGTTCATTACATGAACCTGGGCGGCGCGAACGTGGGGCTTTATGTCAATGGCACAACGCCCGATGTGCCTTCATCGTTCATCTATTCCAATCTTCAGGAGGTGGCGGCAGCGGGGGTCAAGATCCTCTTTGTTGCTGTGGCCCCTCCTGACACAGATCCCGATGATGTCTTTGCTTTCGATGGCGGCGAGACTGGGGGCGGCTTTGGCTCTCTCTCTGATCCCGACATCGGGGGCGCGTGGTCAGGTCTTATTTAATCAACCCGAGCGAGGTTTTTGTTATGCCGATTTTCATCACCGAGGACAGGCCGTCAGCATTCAGTAACTGGGGTGATTCAAACACGACCCCTCTCGTTGACATCATCGAGCCGCCAAGCGGTCTTCAGCAGGCGACATGGCAGCCAGGACAGAAGCCGCCAGCGCCTTATCAAAACTGGCTGGAATATATAACCCAGAGATGGATCAAGAACCTCGATGAGAGGGCTCCACGGATTCAGGAATACAACTACTTCATCGGCGACTTCTCGGGGGCTCACTATGCAGATCTTGAGACATGCCTTGCCGCGATCAGCAGCGGTGCCCGGATACTCTTCGTCGGCAGCAACTCGAACCTGTTCCTGAGCAACACGATCACCATTCCTTTCAAGGTCGAGATCGACTTTCTATTCACGACTTTCTACAAGTCGAACTTCGCCCTGACGCGGGCCATCATCATCAATGGCGATGATGTTGTCCTGCGTGGAGCCCGCTTCTCTTCGGGCTGGAGCGGGGGATCGGACGCTTGTGTCGAGATCAATGGGGATCGCTGCCGCATCCAGGATTTCGTTTTCGATGAGAACGTCACGGCGTGCTTCGATGAAACCGGGGTTGCATCTGATCAGTATCCTGAACTCATTAACAACGTGGTGGAGTATTTCTAATGCCGAGCATCATCCAACGGATCAGAGCAACGATATTTGAGATCGGGCGCGGGGCGAACGATGAGCTTGATCTTGTGTTTCGATCGAACATTGCCAACACCCCTGCATTCAGGAGAGAGGCATCATCGAATGAGCTTAAGCTGAGATCGGGCGGGCGCTCGACCTTCCGACGTCTTGAGAAGCTGACGGCGACAGCGACAGGGGCGACATCGGTATCGCCTGCAGCAACTGACCATAACAAGATCTACCTCTGTAATGTGTCAGGCGGGGCGATCACTTTCAACCTTCCGGCTCCCGCCGATGGGCTGATGTTCCATCTCAAAGACATCACGGGTGATGCTCCGACGAACAACATCACGATCGTTCGGAACGGATCGGAGAAGATCGACAACGCCACCGCGTCCTTTGTGATTGATCAAGCATATGCAGCCATCACGATCTATAGCGATGGAACGGATTGGTTCATCATTGGAAAGAGCCTTGGCTATCTCGCGGGCACAGCTACAGCAGCCCTGACGACAGGCGGGGGATCTGCAACGCTCAACGCATCGGTCAGGACGATAACATGGCAGCGGCATGGAAAATTGGTTTACCTCGCTGGACGGCTCGATGTTACCTCTATCTCAGCGCCCTCTGGGTTCCTTCGGATAACGGGGCTTCCATACAACTCGGCGGTGGACATGGCTGTTCCGATCGCGGCGGTTGTAGGACGGAGCTTCGACAGCCAGACCCAGAACATATACGGCAAGGTTCTGTCAGGAACCAATTACATAACGGTCGAGAACTTCCAGGATGGCGACGCGGAGAACGGCGGCGGCATTCTGAATTCCCTTTCATCATTCGTTCTCGGTGGCTGTTATATCGCCAGCTAGGGGGATCTCATGAATTGGCAGCGTCTCGGGGATGGCGACATCATCCTCGCTCTTTGCATAACGATCCTCTGCGCGGGGCTTGTGGCTTTGATCAACCGCTTCACAGATCGGGATGGTGGCCCATGAGTTATGTGGATTGGCCTTATGTGCGGCGGGTTCTCTCGCCCTCTGAGATCCCAACGCGGAACCTTTTGCTGATGGCGATCTTCCGTGTTGAGTCCAGCTATGACCCGAACGCTGTGCGATTTGAATCCGACTTTCAGTATGTCTGGAACGTCGAGGCTCATGCACGGATGCTCGGGATCACGCAGAAGACCGAGCGATTCATGCAGCAGACATCATGGGGGCTCGGTCAGATCATGGGCGGCACCGCCCGATGGCTTGGATATAACGGGCCTCTGACCGGACTTCTCGATGTCGAGACGAACATCGTTTTCTCTGAGGCTTACTTGAATCGTCTGCTTCAGAGGTACAACAACAACATCGAGAAGGCCATCGCCTCCTATCGTCGGGGCAACGCGCGACATTGCAATGATGATGTCTGCTCGACAGATGATTACGTCCAGATGGTGATGGCTGAATACAACATGGAAGTCAAGAACTCGGCATGGGAAAGGAGCAGCTAGCATGGGTCTGATCAATATCGGCGGCGAAAATCAGGGGCCTCCTGGACCACAAGGCCCCCAAGGCCCTGCAGGTGCAGCGGGCGAAGCAGGTGTGCGAGGCAGCACCATTCAAAGAGGCGCAGATCCAGAGGCAGTCACAGGAGCATTGGCCGGTGATCTTTTCATTCTGGAAACCAATGGCCTGCTTTATCAGTACGATGGCTCACAGTGGGTTGACACAACGATCCATGTCAAGGGCAGCCGCTGGTATGAATCAGGCACAGAGCCAACCGATCTCGTCCCTGGCGATGTGATTTATGATGATGTGGGTTTTCTCCAGATCTATACCGGCACAGGCTTTGAAGGCATCGGCAGGATCTCCCCTGCGAAGTGGTACTTCGGAACAGATCCTACTACTGATGTAAGCGTTCCTCTTGATGGTGACATCTTCGTCGTCATCTCCAATGGCGATGTCTTTCAATACTCAATTGATAACGGCTGGGCTGGATTTCCAGATACTCCACTTTATAACATCAAGGGCGCTGATGGAGCGCAGGGTCCACAAGGCGAACAGGGACCACAAGGCGAACAGGGACCACAAGGCGACCCTGGTGGAGGACCGACCGGAGGTACAACAAATCAGGTACTAAGAAAAAACTCCGGGACCGATGGCGATTATGATTGGGCCGATAACGATCTCCTTTTTTCATCTCAGACTTTCAGCGGCTCCAATGGAATGCTCGGGGCTTTGAAGTTCAAGCCTTCCAATGCAGGATCGACTGGCTACAGCGGCGGCGCGATCTATCTTGATGATGGGCGATACGCAGCGGGCACCAGAGACATCGGCAAGAAGTGCATTGACTTGAACATGGCATGGAATGGAGTTAACCAACCCATACCCTCTGGAGCACAGGGTTGCGCAATCGTTGGCGGCGTTTTCAATCGCATGACCAACTCAATTGACAACGCCTTCATCGGTGGTGGTCTAACGAACAGGGTTAGTGGTTCGTATTCAAGCATTCTGGGCGGAACCAATAATATAGCCAGTGGCTCCAACAGCGGGATCTATGCCTCTGATGCTTCCTCGGCTTCAACCTTCGGGGTTGTGCTGGGTGGCCGATTCATGAACTGCAGCAATTTTTATGCTGTCACGTTCGGGGAATACACTCAGTCTCCTGAGGATGCAACTCTCTCTCTTGGAAAATACCCAGGCTTCTCTCTGTTCAGTGCAGACGAACGCGCCAATATCTGGAAGGTCGGCGGCACCAAGCGCAGCATGTCGCTCGGCTATTATCTGAACCTGCCATCGGGCGCGGGGGTTGATTCAGCGACAGCGGCTGCTGAGAATACTTTCTGGTGGCATACAACCAATCGTCAGAATGAATCAAATGCTTTCGGTCTTCGTGCTGGCACAGGCATGACGACAAAGTATCGCATTACGATGCCGAACGGAAACCCAGGCGGCGCTCAAAGAATTCTCAGAGTCACCGGCTCAACTCTCACGTCAGGAATTTATGAGGTAGCCACGCAATGGGTGGCCGTTGGCACAAATGCTCTCGGAAATAGTGGAAGCTCGAAGGTTGTTGATTTTCTTGAAGGCCGCGTTCACACGATAGGCCTTAATGCCGATTGCACTCTCACTTTTGCCAACTCAAAATCTGGAGACATCTATCATCTCGTGATCACGCAGGACAGCACACCCAGGGCAATTACATGGCCTGCTTCAGTGAAATGGCCTGGAGGTGTTGCCCCTACGTTATCGCCGGGTGCATTCGCTGTTGATGTTGTGCAATTGGTCTACGACGGAACGAATCATTATGGAACCATCGCGCAAGCGTTTGCATAAGGGCAGGGAAAAATGACTATCAAGGTAAAGACAGGAGCCAAGATTCCCCTCTGGGTTGCGATTGATGATGGCTCTGAGGATCTGATCATCTCGGCCCGCGTGACCTCGCGCGATCCTTTCACGGTCTGGGCTGATGGGACTCTTCTCGATTTCATCGAATACTCTGAGGGCGAGTACGAAAACAACAGCCTGGACATGCCTGATGTTCCGGCGATTGATGTCGTCTATTCTGTGTTTCAGAACGATGGCATTACCCTGATCAGGAAAGCCTATGAGCTGTTCCTGAGAGACGATGGCGGCGGGGCCTCTGATGATGGGGCGCTCATTGGTCAGATACTCGACGAGGATCAATTGATCGGCGTCGTTCACACATGCGAGGACTAAGACATGATGAGTCAGCTTCTCTCGATCATCAAAGGCACAGATCGAACAATCA